TCTTCAATCGTTCTTCAAACTTCTTAGCACCGCTTGCACTTGTCATAACGCGGGCAGGAAGTTTAGTTTGTTCAATCAAGTCAAGATATAGTTCAGGATTCTTGCCCTCTTCCCAACGACCAATGAACAATACACCTTCTCGGTCATTGTCGTATTCCTGTAACAAGCCTTGTTCGGGGAGCGGAATAGGAAGATGATATGCATTTTCAAAATGTAGTTGATTGAACTTACTTTGAGTACCGATAGTAATGCCAGGCATTTGCAACTGCAATCTCATCATATCGTTGACTTCATCAAGGAAAGGATTCTTAGTATCCTTGAAGATTTGACTTTCTAAGTGCGTGTATGCAATAGTCTGAATATAGTCTGACAATCCTAAGGTAGAAACTACTTGGACAGTTTCATAAGTGTTGCAGACAAAAGCATCATATAGATTTGTAGATAGTGCTTTAATAGTAGCATCGCGGAAGTTAGCCATTCGTTCATAACAGTAGCTATCCTCATACATAAAGATAGCACTGTGGTCAGTATAGCGTTGTGGATTAGCTGGATAGATGATGTTTGCTTTGAGTTCCTTGACAAACTCATCAGCAACGCCCTGTGGACTCTTATCAGTAATAATATCTACATATATTCCATGACTATCCATCAACTCACAAAAGCTTTTAGTGAACTGTCCGATGCCACCATGTGGAATCAATGTCTGTGAACTAACAAGAAATCCGATTCTTTTCATTAGGTCGCCCACGCATTCTTAAACAATGGAACTTGAAGTCTGTCACTGTAGCGAATACCGTTCTTCATAGCAAGATCGGCAACAGTGCGATTGTTAAGATGATAGACACTCTCAACGCCGCCAACTGGCATGAAGTAAACAGGACCATAGAAGCCTGCATCACGATATTGTTCAACTGCTGCCAGTGCTTCCTTAGCATCATCTTCTGTTGCGATAACAAACTTGAGATAGACATGACCAGCAGCTTGATAGTCTGCGACAACCTCAGGCTTGATAGCATCTTCTGCCTTTTCGCCAGAACAACTCAACTTAGCACTCACACTAAATGTGATTTCACGATCACGATAATCCGAACCATAACCAGGCTTTCCACCATCCCACCACCATTGTTCAAGATAGTCAGCGAATTCTGGAGTAAGCGGTTGCGTACCATTAGTCTCAAAAGTAATCTCGGAGAGACCCTTCATCTTTTCATGACTTAGGAGTTCTGGGTAGGCTCGTTGCCATCCGAGGAGTGGTTCTCCTCCTGTGATGACGAGGTGTTCGTCTTTCCATTCTTTAAACGGTAGTAGTTCCATAATGTCACTGACAATAGTATCAATGTCCCGGCTGGGAGAAAGATGCTTGAAGCGAGGATCCCAGGATGCGTAGGAATCGCACCCTGTAGTGACGAGCGGGAGGGTACCATATTCTTTATAGTCTTCTGGATTGACTTTTTCTCGCTCATCTGATAATTCACCTTTTGGCATGCCGAATCCGGCACATTTAAAATTGCATCCATATGTTCTCAAAAATACGGAAGGGACACCCATATAGCGCCCTTCACCTTGAATGCTGTAAAATAGTTCACTGATCTTTATCTGTGTCATTTTCTTCTTTGTCTTTCACAACCCAGCCATGATATTTAGGATCAATACCATGCTTCTTTCTAAATTGATATCTGTCATCTTCTAATACCCACATTCCATACAAGAATGCAGATGCTACTGCGCAAAATGCAATAATAACTATAACAGTAATTACGTCCATTGTCAACTATCCTTTCTTCCATTCCTATTTATATAAAGTAATCCAAACAACCATTTTCTTGTCTAGGTGAAATACTAACTTCTTTTGTTTATTTTGAGTGACAGTGATACCATAAGAGCTAAAATAGGATGTAACTAACTCTTGTATGGTTTTAGTAGCCTTAAAACTCATTTTAGTGAACATTAACCAATGGAACCGTTCAATGCCTACAAGATCATCTTTCATTATGTTGGAAAGGTGATAATCTTCTACCCATTTAATTAGCCAGGGATGATTTCCGTAGACATATCTTTTCATCGTTTGCTTTTACAGTTATCCATATGATATCTTGACATGTTTCCGGAGGCTCCTGTTTTATTACAGTGGGGGCAAGTTAGCATCTTGCTTCTAGGCTTTCGCATATTAGCCTTACCCTCCTCTGAGCGAGGCTTTCGCATTTTTTGTAAAGCCTCGCCGGTGTGGGTAGCACCTTTGTTGGGTGCTATACTTCCTTTCTTTTTAGCAGATATTGCAGCTTTAGTTTCAGACCGATGACTTTTACCATAGAACGAATTGTTTTCCCCGCTTTGGTCGGGCATTGATGCTCGGCGTTTGGCTATGTGTTCTTTTGTCTTAGTTTTGCCCTTATTAGTTTGGCTATTTTTAAAATTAGAGGTTTCCTGCTTAATATCATCATCGGATGGCAAAGAAATATCTTGTAGCAATTCATTAAGAAATGAATCTAGGTTGTCATATGATTCCAACAATACCTCAGTGCCCCTTCATTTCTTGTTGCCATTGGTCAATGTAATTTTCAGGATCATTAATCATTGCTTCTGCTAATCTGCGAACAGTGCGATACGATGTACTGCGGAGCCTGCTCCAATTGGAGTACATCCATCCCATTAATTCTACTTTTTGTTCTGGTGTAAGGTCATGCCCGTCAAATGGTTGTGTGTCTCCAAGAACGAACGCTGTCCAGCCCCATTGCTTTTCCCAATCAACATTCATTCTTTTATATTTAACACGGTCTAACACAGGACCGATAGCGGATTTCAGTTTACCACGAAACGCCTTAGGATCTTCTAAATCTAAATTACACAATACAATAAAGCGTACACGATCCATAGGAATTACAACACCTACACCATCTGATGGCATATATTCTTTGAGAGCGTCAACAATACCCTGTCTTTTAGGATCGGTATCTGCTTGCTTCTGCAAAGAAGTAAGAGTATTTGTCATGCTAACAGGATGATTAAAAGTGGGAATGATTCCTTGATCGTAATCAACATCAGCCATTGCAATCTTCCACTTATTAAGTGTTTCATAACTATTGAAGACTACATCGTCCGCATCGTCAAGGATGACAACTAATTCTTCCCCTTTCTTCAAGGAATATACACCGCATGCCAACTTGATAGTTAGCGCAATGTCAGTCATTCCTGGCGGAATAAGAATAGATTTGACTTTGGCTTTGTTACACTCGTCTTGTGTGCCATATGTTTTACCAACACCTGGCGGGCCGGACAGAATAGTATGGCGAGTTGCTTCTACTTTTTTATTCTTTAAGCCAAGGGCACCGCGGATAAAATCGCGGCTATTCTCATCTGCAAGTTTTCCAGATTCAACTAACAAATTAAGTTCTTTAGATTTAAATGACAACATTTATATTTACCTTTTTCCGTAGTATCACTCCAACACATTAAGTTATAGCAAATATAATAGAGTATGTCAACCGATTATTTGTCTTTTTTATCCCCAAATCTTCTTCTATCTAATTCTGAGGTATAATGCTGTATCAACGCAGCAATTTGAGCGTGTGCTGGATGTTGTCTCATTCTTGCTCCTCTGTGCCATAGTTCTTCAATTTTGGATACAAGTTCTTCGGTAGGAACCTTGCTTAGATCGGGAACAGTAGGATGAAACATAACTCTCCTGGCATAAATATAGTTGTAGTTCACGGTGGTGGAACACCCAACTACTCTAACGCTTTGAAGGAGCATCAGCTATGACTATTTATTTGTACAAGAAGACCCACAACAAAACTGGCTTACAGTATTTGGGCAAAACCACTCAACAAGACCCGCATAAGTACAGAGGTTCAGGAGTTCGCTGGACCAACCACATCAAAAAATACGGATACGATGTTACTACTGAAATACTCAAAGAATGTGAATCTTCGGCTGAGGCTGTTGAGTGGGGACAATACTATAGTCGGTTATGGCAAGTAGTAGAAGACTATAACTGGGCTAATCTAAAGCCTGAATCAGGGGATGGCTTCTCATCAGGTTCCTTTAATCCAAACTTCGGTGGTTTTAGCAATTCACACAAGACAAATCTAAGTAACTCTAAGAAAGGAAAAATCCCCTCAAACTTTGATAGCTGGGCTAAAGCAGCTAAGGGGAAATCCTATTATCATACCAGCACAGAAGAAAAGCGTTTCTTACCTGAGGAAGTTCCTGCAGGTTGGACTAAAGGTAGGCTAAAGATTGATTGTTCTTGCGGTAAGTCTGTTGATGTTTCCAACTTCAAGAAATATCACAGCTTCCACCACTCCTCCCAAGGAAAGGTTACCCACTGAGGGTCTTCTGCCTTGTTGATGCTTTCTCCGATATAATTGACTTCAAACGGACTTGCATCATTATCAATCAACA